AATATTGATATGATGCACCATCTCTAAAAATATTATAATGTTTAGTATTTCTAATCCAGTCAGTTTTATTTAAATCATAATCATCTTGATTTGAACTACTATCAAAATTGAAGTCATTTGGTCTTGACTTAAAGGTATTTCCAATTAAATATGGGAAAACTGGTAATCTATATCCACCAAAAGAGGGGGAGGGAGAGGAATCTATAGTTGCAAAATATGCATAAGTTCCATTTGGAAAGTCTGGAGTTATGCAAAATCTTCCATTATGCTCATCTAATATAGTATCGTCATCATTATTCTTATATTCATAATCCTCAATAAAAAATCCGTTAGGGAATGGTGGTCTATCATTTTGCGTATTTAATGAATATCCAGATTTCATTCTTGTTATTATTCCACCATCTTTTTTGGAATAACCATATGGTCCATAAATTGGATTTCCATCATATGCCCACCCAATAATCGGTGAATGGTCTGTTGAAGATACCTCACTATTATTAAATACTCGAAGATCACTCCTACCATAAAGAATGCTATTACCAAGCTCTATAGAATAAACACTTTCTCTAAGTTTTCTTGGCGCATATACGTGCCCATATTGTAAACCATATTTTGAAATAGAGTTTTTAAATATAAATCCATCATCTCTTTTTATATTACTAAAGTTTTTCTGGAATAAATTAACGGTCCAAGTTTTTATATTTGGTTCTAATTTTGCACCAATTCCTGGAGATATAACTTCAATAAATGTATTTTTGGAGTCATATCCAACTCCACCTTCAATGATTTTAACAGACTTAATGGAACCATTTTCCAATACTGGAGTAATGACTGCACCTACTCCACCAGATTCAGTACGAATCGATAATTCTGGTGGAGCAATATATCCAGAACCTGGATTATTGATAAGGACTTGTTCAATTTTTCCGCCATTTATTATGGGTATTAGTTTACCACCAGAACCAATATCTAAAGTTACCTGGGGATTTCTATTGAAGTTTAGAACTTCAGATGATCCATACCCAACACCATTTTCCTCTAAGTGTACCGAAGTAATCTCTCCCCTAAAGATTGGTTGCACCTTTGCGGTAAATGTTTCTCCATTTATTGAAGAAATGCCAACCTTACCAATAACTTCAACACTAATTTCTGGATAGTTAAACGAATGGATACCACTACCACTGGATGATAAATTGATATATTGATTATTTTTATAATAAAAATCTTTATTACCCGTTTCTATTCCAACTTTAGATAATCTAAATCTATCAGCATCAATTTTTGTTACATAATAGGTTTCGCCAGAAGTTAATCCTCCAATAGGACTTCCTGTTGTGCTATATTTTACTATTTCCCCAGTATTAAAATCGTGATTCTTAATACTTACGCTTTCAACAGAAGTAGTTATTCCCGATGCTACTACAGTTCTTTTCTTATTTTGATAGTTTGTACCGCTGCTTTGAATATTAATATTGTTAATAACTGATTTTTTATTATAAGATTCTATGTATTGATTACCAATACCGAATGATGTTAACGAAATTGTATTAATTCCAGACAAAGCATCACTATAAGTATTGTGGAATTTTATCGTATACTCGTCTAATGTGGAAACAAAATACGAAGAATTAGTGGATATTCCTCCAATACCCTCTTGAGAATCAGTTCTATAGACAACTCTTTCACCATACCTGAACTTATGGTAAGTTGTAAATCCAATAAAATTATTAGTTGTATTTACTTGCTCCGATTGTGGTTCTGCATTAAAATATACTTTATGGTCAACTAACTTTAGAGATGCAAATGCTTTTGCACCAATACCATTGCCGCCACTTATTTTAATTTTTGGAGTTTCTAGATAATCAAATCCCGGATCAATGATTCTTATTTCTTGAAGAGAACCATTCACAGAACAATAACCAGTTGCACCAGATCCAACGGAATCTGATATTGATAAAACTGGAGGGTTTATTACATCATATCCAACCCCAGAGCTAACAACTTCAATATTTTCCAAAGGACCATAATATACACGATCTTTTGACTTATAATTTAGTATTTCTACTCCATTAATTAAGATACCAGTTGAACCAGAGTCTGTTACATATTCTTTACCATCATTAATTGGTGGACTTAACTCTCTTAATAATTTTTGTGATTGTAGTTCAAGGGAGTACTTTTCGTAATCCTCAATCTTGCTATTTGAAACTGTAACAGATTCGTCTAAAGATATGAAAATTGAATTATAAAGATTGGTTCTACTCTTAGCAAATCTAATACTATTTGAGTTTACTCTTTGAACAAAATACAAACCATCTTCAAATAATGAACCATCTGATGATGAAGTATAGTATACAGATTCTCCAGTATAAAATCCATGATCTTGATTTGTAGTTATTTTAAAAGAATCTCCAACAAATGTTCCCGAAAAAGTAATAGAACGAGAAGAAGATTTTAGAGGTAAGTCGTTATAATATGGAATAGATGGTGAAGAAACTAAAACTTTCTCTCCATCTAAATACACATTCTGAATATTGGAAATTTCTGAGTTTACATTTGGATATGCTTCAGAATTTGCTTTTAATATAATTTTCTTAATAGTATATTTTTTTGTTGTATCTAATAACCCTTGCCCAGATATCTTAACACTATTTTCCGACACTACAGAAACAACCTTTGTGTTACTTTCACTTCCAACATTCGATGTTAAATTTAATAAATCCCCAATTTTAAAATTATGAGCAACCTTTGTATGTAATAAGTAAGTATTATCAGTACTATCAATTAACTGAATAGAGGATGATTCTAGTGTGATTGGGTTGTTGAAAAACCAACTGTTATATGCATTAGAATTTTTTGGATTTATTCCCAAAGTTCTTATAATAGCACTTTCTCCTTTCTCATAATAATATGAGTTTCCATCAAAACTTGCAGTTGCTAGAACAGGATTTACTCTTACCTTTATGACCTCATTTGGATTTTTATTTGAGGTTCCGTAAGCATATACGTTCAAACTTATTTCGGACGAGTCCTTTATAGTTTTTTCAATATTTTGGCAACCATGAAACTGGTTTAGGTTTTTTGACAAATATGTGATAATACCTTCTGTTCCATCATCATATATTACAGAAACCTCTCCATTATTTGGAAAACCAACAGTAGAATCAACATCAATAGTTGTTGAACCTACAAAAATATCCCCAATAATCTTAGTTTTGGGGTGGATTGATAAATTGCCGTATAAAGATTCTTCCACACGAATATCTTTATCGTAACCACCATCAAAACTCAACTTATAATATACCTTTCCATTTTTGGATACTATTTTTTCTACATTAGATATTGCAGTATATCCACTTTTAATCGATCCATACTCATCTTGGAATAGCGTTGAGTTAACAAGATTAGTTGGATCCCCAGATAAACTCTCAACCACCAAATCATTAGTTACCTGATACTGTGCATCAGATGGTCTTATGAGAAAATCTCTTGGTTTAACAACAGTTACATCTTCACCATAAAGAACCTTAAATAATATTTTAAAAGATTTGTCAGTTCCTCTTGTTGAATAGAAATCTTTAGACTGCTTTACAAAAAGATACTTATCTAGTCCCCCATAAAACTCTCTATTTTCAAATCCAGGAGTTAACTGATTTTTTACTTTATTAAAAAATTCAGATAAGAAAATAGAACTTAAGTTTTTAACTTCAGAACCACTCATGTGGTCTTCAGATAAAGAAGTTTGAAATACTAAATGATCTGGGCGATTTTCATCATTATACGATGTAGTTCCGCTAAAACCTCTTGCACATCCTAGAAAAGAAGTATTAGTTTTTCCGGTATACGTAATAATTTCATCACCAATCTGAATTAAACCATAATAATCTGGGAATCCCAAAGTAGATTCAACATTAATTGTTTCATCCAAAAAAGAAACATCTGATACCAATACTGTGGATTCTTTTTGACTCTTTATAACATCGAGTTTGATATATTGGTCAATATTATTAATAAGATCTATTGGCGCTCCCTGAAATTCTTGGGAAATATAATATTGTTTTAAAAATTCGGCAACTAAAGGAAACTCTTCCCTAACATATGAAGGAAGTTGGTTCTGAAGAACGTTGTTGATCTGAACTCTCTTTTCTGTCATTTTGTTATGATCTTACTAAATTTCCGTTGCTGTAGCTTGAAGTTACAATATAGTTTGATGCCGAAGGATCAAGTCCAGATGCTATTTGATCTGGAATCATTTCAAAAATACTCTTACTAATATCTAGTTGCAAATACAAATCCTGTAATCCAATTACATCATTTGATCTTGGAATGGCAGAAATTTCTATAATAGATTGTCCATCCTTAATTTTACCTTCAAGAATATTAATAGGATTTAACGTTATAATACCATTTACATAATCTATTGTTCCAACATTTCTCTTTAAAACTGTTGCAGTAGTTGAATTTACATTTGGAACTGTAAATAAGAAAATTGAACCTGTTGTTTTATTTGAATCTGGTATATCTGATAGATATACGGTTTCTTGGAATTCTGATATTCTAAATCCAGATGATTTTATGTTATATCCATCCATATTTTTAATATGGAATGCATTTCCAAATCCAATTTGATATTCTGCGATTGTATTTAATGCAACTCTCAAATCTCTCCTAATTTGAATTTTTGTAATATTCGAAGTCACAGATTCATGACTTTCATCAATTATTTTTAAGAATTTGCTATATTTAAATCTAGCACCATACTTATTTAAGTCAGTTGATTCTGAGTACTTTGTAGCATTTGATTGAATAATTGTGGAGACGAATGATGAACTTGGAGCTAAGTTTGTATTGTAATATATTTTTGAATCCACCTCAACGAAGAGATATTTTAAATCTAATATTTCTGGGACTATACCTGCAACCGCATATTTCTTCAAATCTCTTTTTATATTCTCTTTTATAAGATTTGGTATAAAGTCACCGGTCCTTGGTTTTATACTTATAAAAACTTTTCCATATTGAGGTGGTACTAATTCTTCTCCACCAAAAACAGAAATTGATTCTGTCTCTGGATATATTTTTGAAGGAATCAATACTTCATAATCATTGGCAGATAATGCTCTATTTTGTGAGGAGTATATTCTTGGGGCATATCTGCGAATTGATTCTACAGACTCAATATTCTCTCCTCCCTGAGATATGACTCCAGTTGTTAATAATGATATTCCAGAAGTTACTTGATATTCTATCGAATTGCGAGTATATGATAAACTTCCAGAAAAACTAAACTGACCTATTCCATTGCCACTATCACCATTTGACGTTATATAATTTACTTCAATAAAATTATTTTCTTCAAGGTTCTTTCCAAAAAGAATACCATCT